AAGGTCTCGCGCGCCACCACGGCGCTGCCGCCGAGCGCGCCGAAGGCCTGCCCGATCGTGGCCGGGATCTCCGGGACGGCCATGACCCCGCCGCCGAGCGCCCCGAAGTTCTGGCCGGCGGTCAGCACGACCTCGCGCGACCCGGCCACGCCGCCCCCGAGAGCGCCGTAGGACTGCGTGACGGTGGCGGGGACCTCGCGGGCCGCGGTGATGCCGCCGCCGAGTCCTCCGTAGGCCTGGGCGATGGTGGCGGGCACGTCCGAGCTGGTCGCGACGTCGCCGCCGGCGAAGTTGTCGTAGCGGACGCCGCTGACGGATTCGGACCGGATCCCGAAGTTCTTGCCGGTGGTGACGCCGGTGTCGGTGACGCTGGCGCGCTGGGTGCCGTTGACGAACGCCTTGATCGTGCTGCCGACCGCCTGCACCTTCATCACGTCGCCGTTGGCGGCGGCCGCGGCGAAGGTGGCGATGACGGTGAACGAGCCGCCGATGACCGAGAAGAGGTCCCACTGGGTGCCGTTGTTGCGCCAGAGGTAGCCGTTGGCGATCGTCGCGTCGCCGCGGCACCAGACGCCCTGGCTGGCCACGGTGGCGCTGGTGATGGCTACCTGGGAGTAGTTGTCGTCGGTGGCTGCGGCGGTGGCGGCGCGGAGGATGATCGTGCCGCCGGCGGCGCCGGGGGAGAGCTGGTTGGAGACGATCGACCAGTCACCGGACACCTCGACCCAGCCGGCTCCGAGGTTGCTGGAGTCGGCGCGGTTGAAGTCGTCGGTGAAGGTCGTCATGGTCAGCTCGCGTTCGCCGCGGTGAGGGCGATGCCGCCGGAGGCGATGGTGACGTTGTCGCCGGCGGTGAGGGCGTTGGCGGTGACCAGCGCCGAGCCGACGAATGAGCCGCCGCTGGCCAGGGTCCAGAACGAGACGTGGGTGTAGTCCTCGGAGGCGGGGACGTTGGTCACCGTGATCGAGGCGTTGGTGCTCTTGGTGGTGGTGGCGCCGGCGGTGCCCGCAGCTGCCCATTTTCCGGTGGTGTCAACGCGGGTGGTGTTCGTGGCGGGGTTCGCGGTGCCGGCCGCGCCGGGGTCACCGACGTGCCACTGCATAAACGGCGCGTCGGTGATCATGTCGTCGAGGTGCTTGCGGGCCCGGGCGGGGGCGTATCCGAGGGTCATGGTCCTCTCCTACAGGGCGCGTTGCTGGTAGGCGGCGGGGCGGAGGTAGGGCTGGGCGCGCATCTTCGAGGTGCCGAGCTCCTGGAACACGGCGCGCCCGTCGGGCAGGCCGGTGCCGGCCGAGATGCGCCAGATGCCGCGCCCGATCTCGGCGACGCTGATGGACAGCTTGAGGGCGCCGGTGTCGACGGGGGCGAGGGCCTCGGCGTCGATGCCGATGGCGAGCGGGATGGCGGAAGCGCGCTCCAGCACGTGTTCGGCGAGACGGGCCATGCCGTCGCGGTCGATCTCTACGCGTGCCATCGCGCTCCCTGCCTTTCCGGCGTAGGAACTTCGGGTCCGAGCGGGCGCTTTCCGCGCCCGGGCGCTCGGGGGTTCAGCTGACCCGGCGGAGGATGAGCAGCACGTCCGGCTGCTGCACCACGTTCACCGGTTCGGGCACTTCATCCACCGCGAAGTAGCGGCCGGTGCGCTGGTCGAGCACCCGGTCCTGCGGCGTGATCTCGAAGGGAACCGCGCCCGGCCGGAGCCGGAGGCGGTAGCGGTGGACGACGTCGGATCGTCCGGCCGCGGGCTGGTTGACGGTGGAGCCGGTGTGCCCGCTTTGCCCGTATTCGATGAGCAGTGCAGGCTTGTCCTTCGCGTCGGCCTGGTCTGCCGTGGGCGCGGCCGGGGGGACCGGGTTGTTCCACACGTCCTGGGTGTCAGGGATGCTGTTATCGCGGAAGATCGCGACGAGGGTGTTGGGGACGAACTGGCTCATAGCGTCCAGCTCTCGAACTTCCAGAGCTCGGGCAGCTCCACCTCGTCGCACAGCACGGCGTCCCGGACGGCGGCGAGGTCGGGGTACGGCGCCCGGCCGCCGTTCGGGGTGACGGGTCCGTCGGCGTTCCAGCTGAGCCGATCCAGGTTGCGCTTGGCCAGCGGCGCGAGCACCGCCGCGTCAGCGTGGGCGTAGGTCCAGGTCTGGCCGTCCTGGCTGAGGGTGGAGACGTCGGTGCGCTTCTCGATCTCGATCTGCTCGAACATCCAGCCTGCCTGGTAGGCGGTGGCGGCCAGCAGCCGCTGCCGGTCCCGGACCGAAAGGTGATCGCCGGGCGCGGCGGGGTCGATGTCCTCGAAGGTCTCGATGACGCCCTGGGCGCGCAGCAGCTGCGCGTCGGTCACCGTGACGCCGGTGAGGTTGGCGACGTCGGTCGGGGTGCACCAGGTGCCGGCCATGTCGCTCCCTTCCGGCGTCGTGGTGAGGTCGCCGGGCGCGGCGGATGGTGGACCGCGCCCGGCGACCGGATCAGGTGATGATCTCGACGATCACCGCGGCCGCGGGGACCAGGAGACGGGCGGCCTTGCGGACGCGCATCTTCAGGTAGTCGGTGTCGGAGAGAGCGCCGATGCCGCCGTTGCCGGACAGCGAGTCCAGGAACTGGCTGCGCAGCGGGTCGCGGTTGCCGACGCAGATCATGCTGGCCGGGGCGAGCAGGGCGATGGCGTTGCCGAGCGAGCCCTTGGCGCCGATGCCGGCGGTGGGCTGGTAGGTCATCGCGGCCGAGAGCCGGGCGCCGCGGGTGAAGTAGGCGGGGACGCCACCGACTTCGCCGCGCATGATCGGCTGGTGGCCGGCGCGGACGTCGCGGGGCTCGCCACCCTGCGGGGGGACGTACCAGTTGACGCCGTTCTTGCCGGTGGCGTCCATCGACCGGAAGTACTTCTTGAACGCGGTGGAGAGCACCCACACCTGGTCTTCCGAAGCCCACTGGGAGTCCTCGTAGAGGTCGGTGGCGTTCGAGAGGACGGTGTTGAGCGCCTTCGAGTCGGTCGCGAACGCCGCGGCCGAGAGCGTGAGCAGGTTGGACCCGCCGTTGTAGGCCGAGACGGCGTGGTAGGCGGACTCGTAGGGCACGGTCTTCGAGCCGATCACCTGGGCGCCGGTGACGGCGAGGGCGCCGTTGTCGTAGAGCAAGGCGAGGTTGGACGTCGCCATCCGCTTCTTCGAGTTGGTGATGTCCTGCCACGCGGCGGCGTCGCTGCGGTCCTCTTCGTCGTAGGAGGACGCGTGCGTGAGCTTCGCGGCGTCGAGCTGGACGGTGGTGCCGCCGCCGGTGTCGAGGTTGTAGGTCGCGCCCTTCTGGGTGACCTCCACCGAGGCATCGGTGTCGATGGCGATCTGCTTGGAGTCCACGCGCATGGTCTCGACGCGGCCGGCGGCCGCTTCCCATGCGCTGGTGTTCTGGAACCGGGTGATCAGGCCCGAGGCGTAGTCCTCGATGATCCATGAACCCGGGTTGACGGAACCGGCCATCGCCGGGCCTCCCTGGCACTCGAACGGACTGGGGGTACCCGGGCCCATCCGGTGCCACGAGTGCGTTACGCGCTCGCCCCATCCGGTGGCGTAGTGCTTGAGCAGATCATAACCTCACGACGCAAGCGACCCCCGCCACCGCAGTGACGAGGGTCGCTCGAACGTATTCGCCCCGCCGGGCGCGCTACCAGCTCTAGTCCCGGTTTGACGCGCTGGCTGCACCTATCCGGGCCGCCCGACGAGGGTCCCAGGCAGCCTACCTCAGTCGTCGTCTCCGCCACCGAAGAGGCTGGCGGCCTGCAGCTCAGTGGCGCTGCGCGGCTTCTCGGCCGGACGGCGGCCGCCGCCGGCGTTACCCGGGGTCCGGACGCGGCCGCCGCGGAACAGCTGCGGGTAGAGCCGCTTCACCTCACGCAGTTCGTGCTCGAGGCCCTCGACTTCGCCGTCCTCGTTGAGCTCGAGGTCGTCGAGGTTGGCGAGCTTGAGGGTGCGGGTGAGCGCAGCCTTCGCGTCCTTGGCGTCCCTCGGGAAGGCCATGCCGAGGCTCTCGAGCACCGAGCGGCCCTGGCTGCGGATGATCGCGGGCATCAGCTCGGCGCGGGTGGCTTCCTTCGTGCGCTCGGTGAGGTCCTCGACGTCGTCCTTGGTGAACTTGTCCTTGTCGTCCTCATCGTCCTTTTTGCCGTTCTTGCCCTGGGCCCGGAGCCGCCACTTCTCGGCCTCGCGGGCGGCCCGGGAGCTGGAGCCACGCAGGCGCTTCAGCTCGGCGCGCAGGTCCGCTTCGGACTTCCCGGCGTCCGGGTCGTCGTCCCCATCGCCACCGGTGTCGTCGGCATCCGTGTCTTCGTCGTCGTCCACGTCGTCGATGTCGTCGCGCTGGTCGTCATCGTCTCGATCACTCACCGGTGGCCTCCACTGGTCGTTCTACCTGTTCGGCGATGGTACCCGGCGAGGGAATGTGTTCGGGCTGCGCAGACGGCGGCGGGTCTCGTCGACGACCGAGCGGGGGAGCGCGGCCTTCGTCGCAAGGACATGTTTCGCCGCCGCGACGCGCACGGTGTCCCCCTCGGTAGGGCGGGCCCAGCCCTTGGCGGCTGAGCGCGCGGCCTCGCGCTTGAGCCCGGTGGCGAGCAGGCGGACGTTCGTGCGGCGGACCACGCGCAGCTCGCACCGGCAGTGCGGGTGACTGCCCTCGTGCTCGCCGTCGACGGCTTCGCGCCACCCAGGGCCGCGGAAGTCCGGCCGCCCGATCACGCTCTTCCACTGCGGCCCCCAGGTACGCCCCCCGGGGAACAGCTGGCCGGTGGCGGGGGTGACATAGAGCCCCTGGTAGGCCAGGCAGCGTACGCA